AACTAATGGATAAGATTAGAGCAAAAAAGAAAGTTGTGATGCACGAAGCAAATCAAACAGAGATTGATGTTAAACAAAACACAGTGGATATTATGGCTATGAAAAATGATTTGACTGAAATTAAAACAAACCAAAAACATTTAGATGGACAGATAGAAAAAATAGATAAAAAAGTAGAAAAGATTGACGGACGATTATGGGCAATTATGTTGCTTGTTGTTGCTTCAGCAATCGCAAATTACTGGATGTAAATTTACCTCATACCAGAGGGAATAAAAGGGAGACAAAGATGGATATAGAATACAAAAAACTAGAGGATATTAAACCCTACGAGAATAACCCAAGGCGTAACGCAAGAGCGGTTGACAAAGTAGCAGAGAGCATAGAGATGTTCGGTTTTAATCAACCTATAGTAGTAGACAGCGACAACATTATCGTTGTAGGGCATACAAGATACAAAGCAAGTCAGAAACTTAATATGACGACTGTGCCTGTGTTAACGATGCCAGAAGATGTAAATGAAGACAAAGTACAAGCATATAGACTAGCAGACAATAGACTAAATGAACTGGCTGACTGGGATAATGATGAACTCATACAAGAGTTAATGGACTTAGATGAAAAGGGATTTGATTTAGACAGCATAGGCTTCGATTTAGAAGATATGATGAGTACAGAAGAAAGAAGAGATGAGAACTGGCTAAGCCTAGCAGATAGATTTATAGTACCACCATTCACTATATTAGATGCAAGACAAGGTGACTGGATGAAGCGAAAGCAACAATGGAAGGGACTAGGCATAACAAGTGAACTAGGTAGAGAAAACGAACTAGTGATGCCTTCTACAGGATATGCCGCACTAGAAGGACAAGGTACGAGTATATTCGACCCTGTACTAGTAGAACTGTTAAATCTTTACTATTGTCCTGTAGACGGTACAATACTAGACCCGTTTGCTGGTGGTAGTGTGAGAGGCGTTGTAAGCACTATGGTAGGAAGAAAGTACACAGGTATAGATTTAAGAGATGAACAGATAGAAGCAAATAAGCAGAACTGGAATGAATTAAAAGGTGCAGGATACAAAAGACTACCTGCATACGATAATAATGATGAAGTAATTGAGCCTAACTGGATAACAGGAGATAGTAACAAAGTACTCGATACAATAGAAGACAAGTCATACGATATGGTACTGACCTGTCCACCATATGCAGATTTAGAAGTCTATAGTGATAGAAAAGATGATATATCAAATATGGAATACGATGAGTTTCTTAATGTATATAGAAGCATCATTAACAAGAGTGCAGACAAACTAAAAGATGATAGTTTTATGGTTATAGTAGTAGGCGATGTAAGAGATAAGAAAGGGTTCTATAGAGACCTAATAGGTGACACAGTACAAGCGGCTAGAGATGCAGGATTAGAATACTACAATGAAATTATATTCATTACACCGTGTGGGACGAACGGTATACTTGCAAGAAGACCATTCGAAGCAAGTAGAAAGAGTAGAAAGCATCACCAAAATGTACTAGTGTTTAATAAAGTACTAAACTTTGTTAAAGGTGACCCTAAGATAGCGACTAAAAAGAACGCAGAGTTTGTTATAGACCCACTAATGGAGATGATGAATGCTCCAGTAGAGGAGATATAATATGAGAGGACAAAAGAAAGATAAGACTGGAGAAGTAACGAAGAAAGGTATCGTAGTTGGTAGAGATAAGAAAGTAGTAGTACCAGAAGAAGTAGAGAAACTAGCGAAACTATGGTGTACTGATAAAGAGATTGCAGAATGGTTTGGAATAGATACGAACACACTAAAGTACAACTTTAGCGATATTATTATAAAAGGCCGCTCAGAGACAAAACAAGCATTACGCCGTGCCCAACTGAAGAATGCCTTAAGTGGGAATACTTCGATGCAGATTTGGTTAGGTAAAAATATACTTGGACAGAGTGACTCACCACTATCAGATAGTGATGCAAAAGCACTGCCTTGGAATGACGATATATAATAGAAGAGGAGAAGAATATGCCAGCAGGTAAAGGAACATACGGTAAGAAAAAGGGTAGACCACCGATGAAGAAAAAGAAAACAACTAAAAAGAAATAAGGAATAGACTATGGCTAAATTCAAAGGATCCCCTTGTTTAACTGATTGTGGTGGGCATAGTGCCGGCTATAAGTACGCACAAAGTGGTGGTAGTTTACCATCAAAGTACTCACCATCATTCAATAATGGGATGAAAATATCACAAGGTACATTTGAGACACCTAAAGCCAAAGCAAAAAGACTGGCTGCTATTAAAAAGAAGAGAGCAAAAGCAGCCGCTAAGTTGAGAAACGCAAACAAACCTACATCACCTGTGCTTACAGGACTAGTGGGTGGACTTATAGTGAGTGCAACTACTAAGGCAGTTAAGAAAGAGGATACAAATCTTTAATGTTAAGCGAAGCACAACAACAAGTAGCAAAATCTCCGGCACGCTTCCGTTGTTTAACAGCCGGGCGCCGCTTTGGTAAGACTTTCTTATTAAGAAATCAACTGGCACGATTCGCCAGTAAGCCTAATCAGAATGTACTGTATGTAGCACCTACATATAGAATGGCTCGGGATATCGCTTGGAACCCACTAAAGAATAAACTAATAGAGTTGAACTGGGTAAGCAAAATAAATGAGAGTAGACTAGAGATAACACTCGTCAATGGCTCAAAGATTATGTTAAAAGGTGCAGACAACTACGAAAACCTAAGAGGTGGTGCATATAACTTTATATGTATAGATGAAGTTGCAGATATAAAACCAGAAGCCTGGACTGAAGTACTACGACCAACACTATCAGCAGAAGAACCACCTGGACACGCTTTGTTTGTCGGTACACCAAAAGGTAAATCTAACTGGTTCTTCGATGTATATTCGATGGCACTAACACACGATAACTGGGAATCATTCCAATTCACAACACTACAAGGTGGACAAGTACCTGAATCAGAGATAGAAGACGCAAAGAATGACTTAGATATGCAGACTTGGGAACAAGAGTACTGTGCTAACTGGGTAACAGCGTCAAACCTTATCTACTATAGTTTTAGTGACAAGAATGTTAAAGAATGGGATGGTGATAAAGACAGTTTAAAAAACATCATAGTCGCCACTGACTTCAATGTGAGCCCATTTGCATCCCTCATACTCGTGCCTACTGCTACAGGACTACACTGTATAGACGAAATAACACTTTGGTCTTCAAATACTGATGAGATGGTACAAGAAGTAAGAAACAGATACCCACATCAACATATCACTTGCTTTCCGGATCCCGCAGGCGTTCAAAGACGAACATCAGCAGGTGGAAGAACTGATATATCAATACTGCAAAATGCAGGTTTTTTAGTTAAATACAAGAAGCGTCACCCGTTTGTTAAAGATAGAATAAATGCAGTAAACTCTTTACTACTGAATAGTAAAGGGGCTGTACGATTGTTTATTGACCCAAAGTGTCGGGAGTTGATTAGGTGTTTGACTAGATTTAGTTATAAAGAGAAAACTCTTATACCTGACAAAGGTGGTAAAGAAGACTACTCACACTTTCCAGACGCACTGGGCTACTGTGTAGAGTATATGTTTCCAGTGACTAAAGAAATTAAAGTTAACACCAAACAATCATATGGGGTTTATTAAAGGAGATTAAAATGATTACTAAAGATGATATTAATAAGGTTCATAAGATATATGAAACGCATCTACCAAGATGGCGATACTATTATGCATCATTCAATGGTGGCTTTGACTATAGAAAGTCGTCACTAGAGATGTTGAGACGATACTTAAACGAAGAACTACAGCCTGGACAACAGTACGATAACAGACTAAACTACACAGCACTAGAGAATAGTTGTAAAATGGTAGTAGACACATATAGAGCATTCTTATTCAGAGCCCTACCATCAAGGACACTAGGTAACCTAGCAAACCTTCCGTTTATAGAATCGTTCTTAAATGACATCGACTATGATGGTACGGATATTGATGCATTTATGAAAGAGGCGAACAGCCTTGCTATGATATATGGACACTGCTGGGTACTCGTAGATAAACCTGCAACTGAAAATGC